CCTGATCTGCCTGATTGAGAGGCAACTCTACATTGGCACCGAGCTTTGTGATTTCATCGGCTGCCTGCCTGGCACCAGTGCGCAAAAACAGGTCATCCAGGCTATCAGTTTTGTCATGAAATCTTTCCAGTTGATCGGGATGCACCACCGGCCAACCCTCTGGAAAGTATGAATCACTCATGGTTTGTAATCCTCGGGGTTCTAAATTACAGGTGTGCCACCTAATTCCGTGATTAGTTTGTTGAGACTATTCATGACATCCTCAACGCCAGATTCCGCCCCCTGAATCCTGATATGAGGCGGCAACTTGTCACCACAACCGGAGTCACGGTAAACCAAAACATGGGTACATCGCTCCGCCATCAGTGCTAATTTTTCGATCAATTCACTTAGGTCAAGTGCCATACTGCCTCAAAAAAAGACATAAATTAACTGTAAAAAACTGTTAATTACAGATAAAAACAGAAATTAACTGATAAATACTGAAACTAACAGTAATGTTTCCCCCGAAACTGAGGCGGAAAGAAAGTGGAAAGTTACGATCAAATAATTGATCTAACTGACATTTCATTCCGGCTCAGTCTGCGGGGTGCTATCATTGTCGGCCTGCGGCTCGTCGGTCGGTTGTTCCTGAGTCTCGACCGGCTCAGAAACTTTGGGCACAACCTCGGCTACCGGTTCGGACTCTGTGGCCTCAGCTGGTGGCACGACCTCAGCCTCTGATTTTTCCACCGGCTCCGCTTCTAGTGCTCCCGGATTTTGCTGATACCATTTGGTATTCAATTCTTGAGCTTTGATCCGCTCTGTTTTGACTTGCACCTTGTCATACGTGATTTCCGCCCGTTTGAACCAAAACACCGTCTGATCGCTACGTTCCGGCTCTTCCAAATCGCTGTAATCTCGCACAATTCGAGCTTTCAGTTTGTAAAATTTAGCCTCCAGCGGATTCGGGATTTTGAAATGTTCTTTGCCGATGCGTTCAATCGCTTCGCTCAAATATGGTTCCGGAGTCCGTTTTTCCTCTCGTTGGCTTTCAGCCCATTTTAAAATCGAGTCAAAGTAGAACTCCCCTAAACTCCGTTTGAAATCAGGCGGCGTGCCCTGCCGCCTCACCACTGCCACGGGTGCGATGGTGGCGAACTCATGGAAATAATTCGTCCCGGCAAAAGAGAGATCTGAATCGAAACAAAAAACGATCCAGTAAGCCACAATCATATTGCGACCCTGCATGTTACTGGCAAGGAAGGCTTTCACGTACTCCCTATGCTCCTCAACATAGTCCCTTTTCCGCTGATTTCTCTGGCTATGATCGTCACCGTCAAAAATGTGGGCGATCTGTTTTCTCAGCTCTATGGATCGTTTCTTAAGGTCTTGCCCAAACAATGCCTGAGATTTCAGGATTGCGGCCAGAGGATAGTTCCCACTTTGTTCTTCCTCTGGTGCGAGTCTGCCGGTTCTTTTCAAGCGGTTTTCTAAAGCCAGTGATTTTTTTTTCCGCTGATAAGGCATCACCTTTTTTCCAGACCCCTGCCGCCTTCGATTGTCATCCATCAGGTTACGCATTGACATTGCCTCCGATCGACTCCAAATAGTCCAAATCCAGGAATTCAATGTTATTTACAGCCGTTGCTGCTTCAGCATCTTCCCACACGAACCTTCCCTTATAACGGTTGTAATCAGCAACGCCCTTGAGTGTGTGATCTTCTTCAATGCGGCGCTTGTGGGTTTTTTCTTGCCAGTACCAGCTAATATTTTTGTAGCCACCACCACCGGTCAGTGCTATGGATTTTGGTTGAAAAAATGGTAAAACATCAGCTACATAACCCCCGAAACTCTTGGACGCCTGCTCGATTTTTAATTTTTCTGATGGTGTGTCGGCCTGTGCTGCGTAAAGTTTCCCTTTTTCATCGCTAATGAGACCACTACCAGTAAAAATGCGCATATTATCTTTTTTATACTCAGGGATGTTTTTAGCAACATCGACGATCAAGCGGTCCAAATTTGGGTAATGAGGTTTTAAAATCCAATACTCCGTATGATCGGCCAATGTAGGCTCCCCTTTCAGCGGATCAAGCGGTGACGTCGGCGTTGATACGTGATCAGATATACACACAAATCGACCTTCACTTGTTGTTACTTCATCTCTGATTTTATACGCTATTTCATTGGCCCACGCATTTTTAAATGTGCTACCGGCGAGCGTCCCCAACACAACCATACCATGGCCGGCTACACCCTCATTCATTACACTGCCTGGATTTTCAGCCTCTAGTTTCATTAATAAGGAGGTGTCCATCTCCTCCAGGGTCACAGCATGCGCTTTGCATTCCTGACCCCGCCAAGCTATATAATTACGATCTTTGATGACTTGCCGAGCCAAATTCATGCGGTACAATTGCATAAATTCTTTGCGCTTGTGAGCCCAGGCTTCCATTTTTGCCCAGGTTGCCAGCCCATCATGCTCCCATTCGATCATCTCCCAAATGAGAGATGTTGTGATTGGGCCTGCCGTGGCTTTTCGCTCGTTACCCGCCGCAACATCCGTTCGTTTGGTGAAACCCGTTGAAATATCGGCAAAAATACGCTCAATTTTATCACCACTTTGGCTATCTGTATTAATACGGTCTGTAAAATCAGAGGTTTCTTTCATTGCCTGTTCCATGCTCTGCTCTATAGCAGGAGTCACGTTGAACGTTTTTTGGCAGGTGAGCACGCCATTATCAGCCGCAATTTGGGCGAATTCGTATTGAAAGGGAATCGGGACCATCGTCATAGAATTTTACCAGGCAATAGGTTTTTTTTGATTGCCGTTGCTGGCGTTGAATTGCTTGACCTCACCGGCCGGAGTGGTGATCGGGGTTTCTGCGATCACCTGGATCTGCTGGCCTTGAGTCGCAAACTGTTGACTGATGGTGAGCATCGTCTGATTGATGTTGGCCAGAGTCCCGGCTATTCCTCCGGGCTGCTGTTGGAATACAGGTTGTTGAACTACAACGGGTTGCTGCTGAAACTGCGTTGCTGCTGGAACTGTAGCAACGGGCTGTGCGCCTCCGCCTATCACAGTGGCGAATTGTTCCATTGCTGTGGCCATGGTCTGGATGTTCTGCTCCATTCCCTGGAAGCGTTTTTCTATTTCTGGATCCACGGGGTCCTCCTTTTTTGGTTTGAAAAATGAACCCAGCGAAAAAATCTTCCGTGGTTCTGGTTGAGAATGGTTTGTTGCCTCAGAGTTGGGTTGTTGCCCCCCAGTCTGAGGAAAAAGCGGTGCTAGTGGCGTTGGAACATTATGTCCTTGCGCCTGTGCTCCTGGCATTTGCTCCATCGAGCTGAATTGCAACGAAAATAGGATAGGTTCTGAGATAGCTAATGGAGCAGAGCCAAAACCATGAGATGATCCATGAGCCGAGAATTTCATTTTCTCGGTACCAATCGATGCCGGGTTGTTCGTGATGCCTAAACCAGCATGATATGCCTTCCCGTCCTCCAACGCCTTTGGCTCAATCGAGCAGTACATGGCCTGCCCGTTAGCGTTCATTTGGAAAAGTTTCCCGTTCGGTCGGATTCGATTTTCCAGCGACATACGCCCCTGGAACTCTCCCAATCTCACATTTGTCACTTGGCCGTATGTTCCATTGTCCCACCAATGATTGAGAAATAGATTGGCCTCATAGAATTCTGGGTCGTAACTGGCTGCCATCTCCTCCAGCCATTTTCGATCAATTTTACGGCCGTCAATGGTGCCTCCTTCTACGGCGACTCGAAACCAGTCAGAAATTAACCCCACTTGTTTTGAATTTTTGAATTGTTCCACATTTCCAGACATCTTAAATCTCGGTGTGTTGTTGATAGATGGCCTCAGCATAGTCAAAATTATGCTGTTATCAATAACTATTTTTTCGCTGGATCGCCCAACGAACTCAGAAATGACTGTTGGACCGGCCAACGCCAAAATAGTTTCCAGCTGAGTGAAAAAATCCCCTAGATTCGAGATGGATGGCCGCCACGTAGGGCGGTTCTACCCTTGTTTTTAGCCCAAAATTCTCTCTCTATATATATAGGTGTAAAATTGACCATCGCAAAACTGGAGAAATCATTCTGCAAGAGGATCGAGGCCATCATTGATTTGATGGCCGAAAGTGGCTATTGCAAAAAATTAGGCCAGGAGATGGACGCTCTCACCACCAATCTGACAAAAATAATCAAGGCGTTGGACGGTGGTGGTAGCAGCGAAAAAAGCAGTGATCGAGGGAGAGGTCGAGGCAAAAATAAAGAAAAAAAGGGTTTTAAAAACAATGATATCGGGCATGTGTCGTTTGCCGAAAATGGTGATGTGATCCTGACCCATGCTGATGGTACGGAGGAAAACACAGGGCAACCCTATCTATTCCACCACCAGCAAGAGGTTGTTGATTGCGAAGAAAGAAACCAATTTTGGCTGAAAGCTCGGCAACTTGGATTTACAAAAGTGGCCATTGCCTGGAAAATCATCAAACGGGCAGTGATCAAGGGCAACGGTGCGGCGCTGATCTCATCAACGAAACTGCAAGCGGCTGAGGCCAGGGACGCATTGGTCGAGTTGGCGGCTCGATATTTACATGTCAAATTGACTGGCACAGACAAAATTTTGCTCACCAAAAATGGAAAACCCTTTGGTTGCAAATTTGTTTTCCGTGGTGCCAGGGCGGCATCGGCTCAGTCATTTGATGCGGATGTCTATTTTGACGAAGTTTTTTGGATGCCATCGGGCGAATACACCCGGTTGGAAATGGCCGCCTCCGCCATGGGTACATTAACAAATTATATTAGAGTCAAATTCTCAGCGCCTAGCTCGGTATCTCATCCCGCTTGGGCGGAGTGGGAAGGGGATGATCTGCAAGAGGGCGATACACCTCGGCCGGATAACAAACTCAAACGCGATGATGGCGTATTTCGTCGGACCTGGACCATGGACGATGCCGTCAAACATGGTTACGACAAACCCGGCGTGATACCAGGTTATGAAAAAGTAGGCCTCGTTGATTTGAAGCAACTCAAAAAAGAAAATCCAAAATGGAAATATGACCAACTGTATGGTTGTAAACCATACAATGACGGAGACTCGGCGTTCCCCTGGGAAGTTGTCCAGCACATGCTGTCCGAAAATGCGGATACTTGGGAAGAAGTTGCGAATCAATTACTTTGGGGTGGGTTCGATGGATCAGAAAGTGGCTTGAGAGATGCGGGGGCGTTAGTCCTGACACAACCTCCAGGTGCTACGGCCGGAAAATACAGAGTTCGCCTGGCAAAATCATGGAAAGGCATTAATTTTTCCGCCCAGGCAAACGAGGCGATCAAAATTATGGAACCTCTCAATATCGGTCAATTATCTGTAGATACAACCAACGCTGTTGGCCGTGGTTGTTTCCAAATTTTGACCGCGAAAATCGCTGCGACACGTGAGCTATTCTCGACGAACCAAAAAAAGGTAGACGTGGTGATGAATGGCAAAGACATTATTGATAACAAGAGGGTACATGTAGACGCTGATGACCCAGAAGCCAAAGAATTGGTAATGGGTCTGATGAGAATCAAAACAGCCACTACTGCTAGGCGAGGCATGCCGACCTATTCTACCGAACGAACCAAAGGCGAAAATTCAAATCATGCTGATTTGAGTTGGGCGTTTCTCTACTCACTGGATGGTCACGAAATTGGAACCCGTAGAAAATCAACCATCGCCTTCATGGATTAACAGAAATTAACTGATAATAGCAGATAAAAACAGAAACTATCTATGGAAGATGCACCAGTTATCTATCAGCAAGGCGGGCAACCCTACCACGCCGGGGCTCCTCTAATATATAGCCATGATGGGCAACCCCTGGCACCTAGCGGCAACGTGAGCAAACGCAAAAGTAGTATCGAATTTACGTTTGGCGATCCCGAACCCATCGCTGATATTCTCAGCAATCTGGAAATTTTTCCCGACTGGGACGGTGAATATCTTCAGCCACCAATTGATTTTGATGGTATCGCCAAAATGTGGCGTTGCTCTGCAACCATGGAATCAGCTACCTATTTGCGGCGCAATGCCATTGTGATGGGATTCAAACCCAACCCCTATATATCCTATGATACGATGGAGCGCCTGGTGCTGGACTACGAGATCTCAGGTAACTTCTTCTTGCAGCAAATCCTGAACCGTGGCGGCAGTCTCTCACGTCTGCAACATGTGAATTTCAGGGTGATGCGTAGGGCTCTGAAACCAAATAATTATGTGATGCTGCAACCTTGGGCGGATGACAACCGCCATTTTGATGAGGGGGAAATTCTGCACGGGTTGGAATATGGCCCGGAATCGGACGTCTATGGAATTTTCGAATGGGTTGGTCTGCTCAACTCCATTTGGCTCTCTGAAGAGTCGATCCTTTTCCGCCGGAAATTCTACCGCAATGGAGCACACCTCGGTTATATTTTCTACGTCGAGGATACGGATCTCAGTGAAGAGGATGAAAAAATGATTCAAGAAAAATTGACTCAATCGAAAGGTGCAGGGAATTTTCGCACAATGTTTTACAACAATAGATCAGGAAAGAGTGGCGACAAGAGCGCCAAAATTCAAATCATTCCGGTGGGAGATATTGGATCGAAAGACGAATATTCACGCATCCAAACAATTCACGAGAGCCACGTTTTCCGCTCCAGGCGAGTTTTTCCCCACGGTATGGGCGGCGTGCCCAAGGACACCCAGGTAGGTGATCCAGAAAAAGGATATCAGATTTTCACCAGGTTGGAGGTGATGGCAAAACAACGGGATATCTCGGAAACCCTCAACCCTCATCTGCCACCTAATGGTCAGGTTGAATGGCATAATGAACCCCTTTTTCCCACGGCAGTATAACTGATAAAAACAAAAACTATCTGTTTTTATCAGTTAATATCTGTAATGATTAACCATATACCCTAGAAAAAAAATGGAAGAAAACCAAGATGAAGTTGTTGAAGGAAAAGAAGAGAAACCCACTGAAAGTATTGAATTAACCGAAGCCGAAAAAACAGGGTGGGCCGTGGCGCTTTGCGCTTTTGTGGTTTTAATTCTGATGGGCGGGGCGTTTTCCTTTGGTCAGTATCAAAAGAAAACAGAGACGGCAGTGGAGACGATGCATAAACGTGCTATCGCCTCCGGGTTCGCTACCTATGACCGAGAGGATTTAGAGTTCACCTGGCTCAATCGTGATTTTGCGTATGTCGTGGAGGGTGAAAATATTATAGAAAAAATTTCTGAGGTTGAAAGAGCTATGGAATAGTTCTGTTTTTAACTGTTAATTACTGCATTATTTAACCTCAGAAATTTGGAAAAATGGAAAAAAAAGACGACTGGACAGAACGACCACCAAATCAGTTCATATGCCATGAGGGGCGGGCAGTCAATATGGATAAAGTAATGACATTCACTCCGAGAGATGAGAATAAAACCCTTCATTTTAACGAGCAAGAAAAAGCAGCATATGAAGCCAAAGACAAAAACTATCACATTGATTTTGTTGGTTCAGTTGTTGTTACATGGACATTTCAAACGGAAGAAAAACGGGACCAAGTGTACCAACATTTGATTGATAAATACTGTAGTACGATTTTTACGTAGAGGCTAAAAACTGGAACGATAGGGATCTCCTAATGGAAGGCGAGTGGTGCGAACAATCAGGTAATTTTTTCGACCACTGCGAATCTTCCCCGTAATAAAATCGGGGTTGACCAAGTGCCATCTGGAGCATTGGCGAAACTCCGGGCAGAGCGGTACCAGATCCGACAATTTCAGCGCCCCTTGCAACTGGATAATCTCATCCCGCTGATAGAGAGTTGTGATATTTTCCCGGTGCTCTATATAGAGTGTGTCCGCTAATTCAGTGCGAATCAAATGTAGATCCCACAAATTATTGGCGTTACGGAATAAATGTTCG